TCACTTGTCTATAGTGCAAGAAGGGAACGCTGGACCTGATGTGAAAATTAATACTGATTCAATGCAAGAATATCGTGTTGATAGCTTGGAATTTGAAATGGAAAACGAAGAGGTAAATATGGATTCAGTACAAGAAAACGAAGTTAAAGAAGTCGTTGAAGACAAAGTCGAAGAGAAAGAAGTTGTCGAAGACAAGGTGGAAGATAAAGCTGAGGAGAAAGTAGAAGCTGTAGTTGCTACTAACACTGATTCTTTAGAATCTGCTATTAAAAATCTTAATAGCTTAGTTGAGAAACTAACAATTATAAAAAATAACAACGACTCTGATAAGGGTTTTCAAGAAGCTGTTTTTGCTAGATGTAATCTTCTAGATAACGCAAAAAGAGTGATGAATGTTGATAAATTACATGACAAATCAGATAGGTTTGTAATGGAGGAGGTTTTAAAGTCTAAAGATAAAACTTTAAATTTAGATGGAAAAAGCGAAGATTATGTAAAAGCTAGATTTGATCTTTTAATTGAGTCTGTAAAAAAAGATCCAATTAAAAAACAAATACAAAATTTAGATAGTAGTTTTTATACAAAAACAAAAACACCTGAAGAATTAAGTTTCCAAGATTTAATTAACGAAAAAAGAAAAAGCAAATAAAAGAGGAATTATGACAAGTTTTGCATTAAGTATTGATAGTTTACAAGTTGGGCAATTGCCTAACACAAATATACGTATAACAGATTCATATATAGCTAAAGAAGATATTGAGTTTGGAAAACCAGTTCTTAGAGAGGTTGTAGATGGAGTTGTGGTTGTAAAAAACTGGGTTGCAGGAACTGCTGCTGATCTTGCAAAAACTTTTGCAGGGATATCTCACTATAGCCAGACATCGGCAAATAAATTTTACGATGATACAACTGGCAACGTGATTTCAAAAGGTACTCTTGGAAATTTTTTAAGGTTTGGAGATCATTCAATAACAGTTTCTGTTGCAGTAACAATGGGAGATGCTTGTTATATCGATGTAACAAATGGAAAGTTTACAAATGTTGCAACAAACAATTTAAAAATTGGTAGATTTAATACCACTACTACGGCTGTAGATAAACCAGCTAAGATTTATTTAACTTTTTAATAAGAGACAATTATGTACCAAACTCAATATACAAACACACACAATCTTGACGATAAAAAAAGATTCAAATCAGAAAGGTTTATAAATTTCCCATTCCAAGATGGAAATACAAGTTTATCAAATAGATTTAATACCGATGCTTCTTTTTCTGCTTTGTTTGAAGAACAACTACAAATGTTAGATAATACAGTAATGGAAGAAATGAAAGCCGATAGGACTTTCTTACAAGATATACCAGTACAACCAGGAGAATCAGGAGCTTATACACATACTTGGTTTATGAACGATATAAATGGTAAAGCAGGTTATATTTCTGATTATTCAACAGCTTTACCTAAAGTTGGTACAACTGGAAAAGCTTACACTGGCAGATTTTTAGATTTTGGAGTTGCTTATGATTTAAGCGTTAGAGAGATACAGGCTGGTAACAAAGCTAGCGTAAGACTAGAAGATACTTTACTAAGAGCGGCTACTAGAAGTTTGATAGAACTTCATGATAACACTGCTTATCTTGGATCACCTGCACAACAAGTTTATGGATGGTTAGATTATTCAGATAAAAATAATAAAACTCCTTTTGATAGAAGAGTTACTACTCTTGAAGCGAGTGGAGCTAGTGTAACTGCTAAAAAATGGGCGAATAAAACTGCAGATGAAATCATGAAGGATTTAACTAATATAGTAAATGTAATTGATCTAAGGACTAATTCTAAATATATGCCTAATACTATTTTATTACCAACTGAGCAATACCAAATAGCTAATGATGTTAGGCTTTTAACTACTGCTACAACTAGTGTATTAGAAGAGTTTAATAGAAAATATCCAGATATAACTGTTATAAAAAGACCAATTCTAAAATATGCAACTGATCCAGAAACTGGCGTTGTTACTGGTGGTTTATTGGGTAAAGATGTAATGATAGCTTATAGAAATGATAAACTTTGTTTCAATCAAATAATTACAGAAGTAATGAATGTTTATCCTACTCAAGCGGTTAATTTAGCATTTACAACAAATTTCACAGGAAGACATGGTGGTATTCAAATGAGGCTACCTGAAACTCAATGTTTTATGTATGGTATCTAAAACACCAAAAGAATTAATGGCAACAATAGCTCCAGAGTTTACACCTGCTAAAGGGTACGATGTAGACGGAGCTATTGTCGTTGCTCAAATCAGAGTAGATAGTACACTACCTTCTTATATAAAAGAAAAAGAGGATGTCTATAACTTGCTTATAGCTTATCTTGCGGCTCATACTTTAACTATTGGAGGTAGACCTATGGGAAGTAGTGGGGATATATCTAGTATGCAAGTTGGGGCGGTTTCTGTTACATATTCTACAAACAAAACATCTCAAAGATACACAAGAACTAGTTTAATGCAAACTAGTTTTGGTAATGAATATATAAACTTAAGTGAACCTTATAAATTCTCACCGACAACTTAAACAAGGTGTTACATGTCTGCATATTTACAAGATGATGATTCAGAATATAAAAAATTCAAAAAAAAAATAGATGCTTCTAATGATTTAGAAGTAGCTGTAGGTATACATGAAGATGCTGGTGTTAACGAAAACGGAGATGATATATTAACATATGCAATATGGAACCATTTTGGAACAGCTACTATACCAAAAAGACCTTTTGTAGATTTAGCAGCAGATAGAAATCAGAACTGGCAAAGATATGTTGATGAGGCTCTTGGTAATCTTACAGATAAAGATACATCTTTAAAAGCTGAAGCTGGAAAGGTCGGAGATATTGCGGTTAAAGATATGAAAGCTATTATAAAAAACCACGAAGTTCCGCCTCCCAATGGTGTACGTACAGTTATAAGGAAAGGGTTTAACCATCCATTGGTAGAAACTGGGGCGTTATTAGAATCTATTGACTATAAAATCGATGAATGATTATTCAATTGATGATATAAATGATTTTCTAAGATTACATTTGCCTGCTTGGCTCAAAGAACACGATCAACCTAATTTTTTTGAACATCATTATAGCTATATATACTTAGCAGGCGGTAGAGCTAGCGGTAAAACGTACATAGTAGCTCTTTATCTATTACTACAAGCTATCTCAAAACCAAAACAAAAGATCTTGTGTACAAGGCAGTTTCAAGAGTCTTTGAAAAAGAGTGTTGGAGCTTGCTTAATAATTATGATTCATAGTTTGGGACTTAGAAAATATTTTAAGATTACAAATACTGAATTTGTATATATACCAAATGGGTCAGAATTCTTATTTAAAGGATTCGATAGAAACAAGGATACTATTAAAGGTTATCATGGATTAACACATGTTTGGATAGAAGAAGCAGATAGCTTAACTCAAGAAAGTTGGGACTTACTAACTCCAACGGTATTTCGTACTACTAAATCTGAATTTAGTTTATTTTCTGAAGAAAGTTATAATGAAAAACAAAAAAAATCTGACGCCCAGATCGTTATTACGATGAATCCTAAATATGAAACGGATTGTTTGTATAAATCTTTTATTTTAGCTAAAAAAGTACCTGCGAATTCTTATATAAAAGTACTAAACTGGTATCAAAATCCGTTTTTTAATCTTTCAATGCATAAAGAGAGATTATATTGTTTGAAAAACGCCCCAGCGATTTATAACCATATTTGGGAGGGTGAGTTACTACAACATTCAGATTCTCAAGTATTTAAAGATAAATGGTTTATTCAAGATTTTAAAGAAGATGAAGAAGCTGAAAAATATTACGGAATAGATTTTGGATTTGTACATCCGATGGCAGTTATTAGATGTTATATTAAAGATAATTGTATTTATGTAACTGATGAATATAAAGGTGTTGGTGTCGAAAATCATGAGATTTATGATTTATGTATACAAAATATTCCGGGTATTGGTCAAGGTAAAGTATATGGAGACTGTGCAAGACCAGACATAATAACTACTTTAAAGCGTCAAGGTTTATATATTAAACCAGCCGATAAAACTTCTGGAGATAGTAAATTATCTTATACTGCAGATGCAATTTCAACAATGAGATCTTATAAGATAATTGTTAAGCCTCATTGTATTAATATGATTAGCAACTTACAATTATTCTCTTTTGAAAGAGATAAAAGAAGCGAAGAGATTAAGGATAAATTAATAAAAGCAAACGATGATTTTATTGATGCTTTAAAATATGCAGTATGGCCAGTAATTAAACAAAAGAAATATGAATTACCGAATTACGAAGCTTTAAATAAAATGATGTTTTAGTTGTTAATTAAAGGTTTGTATAAATTATACATAGTTTTAAATTTATATAGTTTATTTAGATAATCATTTATGTTGATGCAATGATCTGGGCTATAGAAGCATAAAAACTCTAATTCATTAGCAACTAAATTGCCAGCTAATGGAAATTCTGGTAATCTTATTTTTCTATTATAAGTCTTTTTTACGCATCCGCTTAATGTTGTCATTAATAGAAACATCTTTAGTATTATTAATGACTTGTATAACATCTTCTTGAACTTGTATAACATCTTCTTGCGATTTATTAATTTCTATATGTTCTTCTAAGGTCTTTTTCAAAGCTTGTTTTTCGTAAATGAGTTTTAAATTTTTTCTTACTAAATAGAAACCAAACAAACCTACAAAAACACCAAAATACTGACGAATAAAATTATATATTAAAGTAAATATTTTAAAAAAACTAAACATGTAAATCCCATAATTTTTCTTCTAAAGCTCTTCTATTTACTAAACCTGTTATTATTTTATTACCTATACGTACAAAGCCTATTGTTCTATCAAATAATTCAATTTTAGCTTTTTCTAAATTATTTTGATTAATTAACTTTAAAGCTTTACTACTAGCAAAGTCACCACATCCAACGTTAAAGATTAAAGATATTAAAGCTGATATTTGATTTGCAGTTAAACTAATTTTAATTAATTTTTTTAAACAATTAACTGCATGTTGTAAATCCTCTCTTAAGATGTCATCTGCTTCTTTTGCAGAAATACCATTTTTGTACTTAAGCTTTTCAGCTTCATTTACCACATGACCATATCCTATAGTAGGTTTACCAGCTAAGCAAGGATATATAACACTACTAAATTTCTCAAACTTTTTAACTAAACTAATTGTAGCGTCTGTAATTTCAATTTTCATCTGAGTCACTCAAAAAACTTGTTCTAGTACTTAATTCAGAATCAAAATCAATTGTATCATCTTTTGATAATTCTTTCTTTACACAGTTTATATTTTTGATAAACCTTTGAGGTTGCCCACTTGGTAATACAGAATGCTTAAATTCATATAAATCATCTATATTATTAATGGTTTTTAACAATTTAGATAAACAGTTAAAGCTCTTTTTAATTTCTCTTAATTCTTGAAGAAAATCATCATATTCTTCATAGTCTTCTTTTGTATACTCTATAGGTAACTGTACTCCTAATCCATCTTGTCCTGGCAAATAATATCTATATAAATTATCCAAAGTAAATAAGGCAACCGATGCCTTTAAACTTTTCTTTGTTAAATCATCGTATGCAAGATCTGCAGATTCTTTTAACAATTCATACATCGGACTCTTAAATCCTTCTATAATATAGCTTGGAAGTGGAAACTGAGGATTTGGGTAATTTTTAGCGTCAGATTGCCATGTTTTTAGGTCAACTTCAGAAATAAAAGCATCAAAACAGTTTTTTGAATCTAAAAATTCCTTAGAATCATAAAAAAAGAAGTTTGACCCGTTTTTATAAAAATATAGATATATATTAGACATTTACTATAGACCCTCCGTTTATTGTTTGCGTAGATCCTAAAGTTCCAGACTTTAGGTATAATGTAATTGAGTCAACCAGAATATCTGGTATTGTTGCAGAGTTTTTATTCAAATAATTATTTCCTATTATTCTATGAGGCATACTTGTTTTTGTTGACCCATAAGCAATATAAGTAGCCTCTATACTACCTTTAATATTAGATACATTATTTTCATATTTAATAGTGCAGTTATTAATCGTTAATTTTGAATTGCTAAAGATTATAACACCCCCAATAACTTCAGTTATTATAATTTCACTATCAGAAAGATCTAATTCATTTGTATAAAATCCATATATGTTACGGTTTAAATTTCTAATTATATTTGTATAATTACTTGGCTTTGATAAATTTAAAACTAAATTAATAAAATTAAACTTTCCTACTATGTCAATTAAATAAGAAAAAGATCTTGTTACAGTTATAGTATTTGTAATGGTTATATTTTTAGCATTACAATTAAAACCAACACCTGCTTTGTAAATACCATTATCAGTTGTGTAAAAAACTTCTCCAAAATCTATAAATTCCGAATTTTCTATTTCTAAAAAATAATTTCCAAGATAACCTTCGAAAATAAAACAAACGTAATTTTGATTACCTTGATTTGTATTAATAAATGTTGCATTTTTTATATTAATTTTATTAATATTAGATGCTACATCGTTATATAAAAAAGAATAATCCCGTGAAATTTCAGAATTTCTTGTCGGAAAATTTACTTTCCAAGTACCAATAATTGTAAAATTTGCATAAGATGGGTTACCCTGATTATATATATAAATAACTGCTTTTCTTCCAGAATAAGTAGTGTTAGAGGGTAACATAGTAACATTTGGATTTCCTTCTAATGTTATATACGAATTAGTTGTCGGAGAAATATTTTTAACTAACAAACCCTCACCGGTATAATTATCTCTAAACTTTATTAAAACTCTTCGCCCCCCTCCTCCGCTACCGTAATCTTTTACTATCCTATCATAAGCCGTTTGTAATAACCTATTACTTACTTCTGGCTCATTGGGACCGACATATACAGTTATATCATAGCCTGGTGGGGGATTATCTGGGTCTACAGGAGCTGGTAATTCAGGCTCTTGCATGCTAAACATGTTCTTTATGAACTTTTCACCATCATAAATCCCTAAAATAGTCTCATTTGGTTGTAAACTAAAAGGCACGCCGTCGCCGTCGGGATCTGATAATAGCTTTACACCTAAGCCGTCAATGTCAATGTAAATCTTACCATCACTCATATTTTCTACACTATTAGCTATAATGCCAGAAGTAAATACAATCGACATACCCTCATAATATTGAGTTTTATAATATGATGTAGCAGATGTTAATGTATATAATGTAAAATATTCTTGAGTTGCATTATCAAATATAATTTCTCCAATAGATAAATATTCATTAGTATATTGTCTATCTATATTTGTTTGTATAAAAGAATTATTGCTGTAAATAGCTTCATAAAACTTTCCAGTTTTTAAAACTCCATTCTCTACTACGTTAGTGATTGGGTTTGTAAAAGTAGTTTTGAAATCTATATAATTCAAAGATCCAATTTTAATTTTTACTAAATCTGTAGAATTAATGGGCGATATAAACTTTATAGTCATACCGTTATAATACTGATCTAAAGAACCAGAATTCGAAGGAGTTAATAATATTCTATTAGCTGAAGGACTAGTTGCATTAAAACCACTTACTACAGAATTCCCAATTTGTTTTACTAAATTAGCTTTAGTAATTTTAAAATCTTCATTGGTTTCAGTTTTTCTTACATGAAAAAGTGTAGTGTCTTGCAGATCAGTTGTTACTTCTAAATCAGAAATTCGTTTATCAACCATAATTACCTACACAATACTATTATCTTTTACTTTACGCCAATTAGTACCATCACTAAATGCTATACCAGACTGTCCTACACCATCAATATCAGTTATATAAATCATACTTCCTGGTCCAAATCCCTTTACTGCATCCGTAGGATTTGGTTTTGTAGCTTTTGTATATTCCTCTGGTCGATTACATCTTTCAAGCAAATAAGAACTAGAATTACAAAGAGTTTGAAGAATACCATTTAAATAACCTCTTGCAGCGCCCTTAAACATATCAAATCCATATTGAATAATGGATTCAGGTATTTCAGATACGTTATAACCAGATCTAGTTTCTCCAGTCTTAGGATTGGTTCTAGTTTGAAACACTTTTATTTGAGCAAATTGTGGTAATTCTTGGGGTCTATCTGTCATATATTTTATATTATGGGTTTAAACATTCACTTAACACACCTCCTTGAAATTCTATAATTTCTCCATCTTCTTCAAAGATATCAGAAAGTGCAAAATCTGGGTCTACATACGTTAGATCCCCAGATGTAACGTATAAATTATACTCTGAATTTTGTGAATCTACAATTATATTATCTTTATTACCTGATATTAATTGAAAATCACTTAAAGTCACTTCTGCAAATTCAAAAGGTTGCAATGGATCGCTTTGCGTTAATTTAACGTTTTTTATACCAGCTAAACATAATTTATCTATCTCTACTGGTAAAAATTTACCGTCTTTATCACTAGTAAAATCTATTTCTATCTTTCCCACATAATTTTCATCATATTTAATATCTGTAGCATCCATTATTAACTTCAAAGCTGTAATTAAAGTTTCAGCTTCTCCATTGCTACAGTTTAAAACTATCTGAGAATATATACGTTTTCTATAATCATCATCATTTAATCCGTATCTTTGAATTCCTGCAATATCACCTATTCTATCTAGCTGAACACCAAAAGCTGTGTCTAAATGACATAAAGTATATAAATCATAAAATGCATCTTCTAAATCTTGCTCCTGTTTCATAATAACTTCTAAAATCATGTTAATAACAGGGCTGTTTTTGTACTGAGACATTAAACGCTCTTTAGCTAACTCAACATGATTTGTAATTTTTTGAATCATATTTATAAAATAGTTATTTTGCTTATATCTGTTTTTTGAACTTGAGACTTTTGAACAATAATATTTTGACTAACTAAAACATCAGGTTTTTGCTCAATTAAAGAACCAGCTATTGTTATTATAGCAGAGGTTACACCAGAAACATTATATATACTTGTAAATAAAGATTGATACAAAACGCTTTCACCAACACTTAATTTCGAAATCTGAGATACAAGATTATTTTTAATTAAATCATCTCCATTTACTGGAAAAAGATTAACATCTTTCGTTATACGTACATCTACATAAATATAAAGAAAAATAGGTCTTGAGAACTTAACAAAATGTTCACGACCACTACTATCTTTTACTGGAACCGATAAGTTTCCGTGGCTTTGTATACCACCTCCTTTGTGATCCCAAATTGTTTGACCTATTGTTAAATCATCGCCACCACTTACTAAGGGTTCAAAACTATGGGGTGGTATATTGTTTACAGTTGCATCAGTTGCATTTTCTATAATTAAAACAGATGTAACACCAGTTAAATTTAAAAGTTTAGCTCTTATAGCATCAAGAGTCCCAGATCCGATCGATCCTAAAGATAATTTCCTTCTAATTCTCAATTCATCATCCGTTTCTAAATCCCTACCAATTTCTGGTGAAAATTCATTTATTACAGATATCCAACCAAATACAGGAGTTTGTATATTAACTAAAGAATTAATTGCTAAACTTATATAACCTTCATCTGAAGCAATGAAAGTAGAAAGAACGCTTAATTTATCTATAGAAATATATTGAGATACATAAACATCCATTGTTAATTTAACATCTGTACTTTTTATAAATAATTGATTATTTAAGTTACTAGCTTGAACTGGTTGATCACTTTGATTTATAAAAAACACTAACTGATTTGTAATATGTTCTACTGTATCATTTTCTTGTTTTATATATGAAAATTTTTGATCATTTATAAACACATAATATTCAAAATTATCTTGCACAATATCTTTAATATCTAAATATATTTCATAACAAGATTCATTAGTAAGTGACTCATCTTTTGTTAATAAAAAAATTGTATTAACATTATCAGCAATGACCTGACTGTTTGCAGGAATTAAAATCTGATTTTTACCAGTTAATTTTGCTAAAGTAGTTGTCTTTGTAGCTTGCAGTCTTTTAAGTTTTATATATGAACATATAGAATCTAAAGCTACACCAAAAGCGGTGTCTGGAAATATTGAATTAAAAATAGCCTCTCCCATTTCCCAAGTTTGAGATTGAGTAAAAGCAAAGTTTGAAAGAAAGTTCATAATAACAGAGTTTGGATCTGTATTAATATCTCCATTTTTAGCTATTATGGTTTCTACATTTTCTTTTACTATGATTTCTAAAGTTTTTTTATTAAAACCAGTTCTAGTTACTCCGTAAGTCATACTGCACCTTCAATTACAAAACCGTTTCTATCTTTTACTTTGAAAGATACATTTATTAATTCACTTCCTTCTTGTCTAAGGATTTCAACTTCTATAATTTCTGCAATTTCAGGAATTGCCTGCAATTCTTTTATAAAAAGATTTCTTATTGATTCTTCAGAACTAGATAATGTAAAAACATATTTTAAATAATCAACACCTTCTTCTGGATTTAAAAAACTATCTCCTGTAAAAAACAAAAATCTAGTTTTGATTTTTTGCAAAGTAATCTCTCCATCTCGAGTAAATCGAATATCCCCATTTTCTATTACTAGATCATGAGTAACTGGATCTAAATATAAATCCTTAACAATCATAAAGGAGCCTCTGTTTGAGCTGGAATAGCAGCAGTTGGGCTACTTCCAACAACTGGTTTTGAATAATAATGTCTATGATTCTTTAATGAGACTATATCAGCCTTTATATCTCCAGTCGCATTTACATCTCCAGTCACTTTTAAACCATCTGTTATTTCAGTTTTTCCTTCTATTTTTAAATTACCTTTCAAATTTAAATTAGAAGCTTCTAGCTTTACATCTCCACTTGCTTTTAAAGTAACATCTTTACAATTTATGTTTGTAGCATTTTCAACATTTATTTCAGCTGTCTTTGAAGAGATTTTTAAATGATTCTTAGAATCAATTTCAACATCTCCATTTTGTTTTATTTTGATAGTCGTACCAGAATAAAAAATATTTAAATCTTCGTTGTTTTCTATAAGATTAGCTTTGTTAAATTGCTTTAATCCTAAAATTGCAACGGCATCAGATAAATGATGTGTTCGTTTCGTTTCTGGTTTTTGATTAGACATTCCAGTCAACCAATTAGTTATATCTTTATCTGCAAAAAGCACGATACAAGAATCCCCAGATTTAACTGGCATAGTTATATAAGCACCCCCTGAAGAAGGCATTATAACAGGAACACTAGTTATTACAGGATATTCTGTAAAAGAATTGTCGTCCTCTTGTCTTTTAGAATCTATTTTGATATTTGCTTTTTGTGTTTTAAAATCATAAGATTCAATAATTCCTGGCATAGAAACATTTATAGAGCTTAGAATTTTTTTTTGTAAAGCTTGTAAAAAATCAACGTTCATTTTTAATTATCTATCTACTACAATAAGCTTAGTATACCATTCATTGCCCATATTGTCACCAATGTGAGTTAATTCTTTTATTAAAAAAGTACCTTTTAATGAGTTACTATCTATAGAAATTAAATCTCCAACTTCGAGCTGTGGGTTTAATAAACAAACCACTGAATATTCACCTTTTTCTTTCTTTTCAAAGTCTTTATTTTTAATTGTTCTGTTTGGACTTTCTATTAAACCAGTTTCTGCAGATAGTAAAAAAGCTTTTAAAGTTGTCGATGAGTTTTTTGTTAAAATTTGTATTTCTCCATTTTGTATAGACCATTCAAAATCATATTGCACTGCTAAATCTTGTAATGCGTCAGATACTGTCCCAACAAAACTATAACCGTTTTTTATATTTTTAGGTTTTAAATTTGAAAAACGTAAAGGTAAATTCATCTTTTGAATTATAGTGTCAATTATAGTTTTAGTAGATGTGTTTTCAGCAAATGAAAGTTGAATGTAATTATTTTTTATAGCTTTAAATCCATCTTTAGAATATATAGTAGTTATAATATCTGGAGCAGAAACATAATGCGTTACATCACTTACATTACCTTGTGCTATTTTTATTAAACCTACATCCTCTGAATATCCGCATTGCATTTGAAAAAAAGCATATTGCTCACTACTAATAGCATTTCTTTCTTGTTCTGATAAATTATAAATATCAACTCTAGAAAAATTACTTTTTAATTGCAAACTTTTCTTTATTTCAAATTTTATTTTTAGATTTTCTATTAATAAATTTGGAGATATAGATATACTATATATTCGATTAAAACTAACCATTAAAAAATCTTTAAATTTTGCCAGAAAGGATCTTCTGCTATATCTTGCTCAGTTAAATAAAACATTTTAAATTTATCTGCTAAATTTTTTTCATCTATTTCTTTTGAGTTATCAAAAGAAGGTAACACAATTAAATAACCCTTTGGCTTCTTTGGACTTTGTACAAGGTTTAAAATATTAGTATAAGGAACTAAACAAAAGCCACTTACAACATACTCATCATCGCTTTTCATATCAAAACTCCATGATTTATCTCTGTCATTCCATTTAAAAACAAATGTAAAAACCTCATTGTCTATAATGAGATTTTCTTCATATAAAAGATTATTTTTTAAAATTATTTCTATCATTATTTAAAAACTAATTAATTTATCAAGTTTTTCTCTTAAGTTTGTTTTTGTTTTTTCTTTTTCTTCATTATTTAACTTTTGAGTATCTCCTTTACCCAAACTTGCTAAATTAGAAACTCCAGGTGCTGAAGGTGATATAATTGGCTTTGTAACAGTAACTGTTTTACTAGTTACAAATTTAATCTGTTTTAAACTTATACTAAACTCTAAAGCATCTCCAGTTGTTTTATCCGTAGAAAAACTTAAAGTCTCTATAGCCATATTATCATATGTTTTCATCTTTGAAACTATACTTACTAAGGTTTTATTTTCTTTTAAAGTTTCTAAATAGTTAAAAGCTAAAATTTGTTTTTTACTTGGTCCAGTAATATAATTATATATATTACTTACTACATTACCTTCAAAAAAACCTGTTAAAGTACTTATATCTGATAAATATAAAGAATTATTAGTAATTAAACCATCCATTTTTATAATAGTTGGATTACTATAAATATGATCTGAAATATTTGAACCATTTGAAATCGGATGGTTTGTAATTGTATTAGAGTAGTCAATAACTTCAAGCATTGTAGCATCTAGGACCAAATCTCCAATTTTGTATTTAGAACCAGTAAGATAATTTTTTCCAAGTAATGCCAAACTACTTATTGAAGCTATGAGTGAAGACATAAACTATATATTTAAATTATTTACCAAATCAGAAAAATTTAATTCAAGCTCTCTTTTTATTAATTCACTAATATTCAAAGCTGTAGATCTTGCTTGATCTTCAGTGACATTATCACCAACAGAAACATTGTCTATTTTTATAGAAAAATTAGGACTTAAATTTATGTTTTGCGATTTTGTTGTATTTTTATTTAAATTAGAACTTGTAAAATTTGGTTTAAAAGGTTCTGGTGTAAAAGGTTCACGATTAGGACTAAAGAAAGATTTTTTTATATTTTTGTTAAAATCATAATTTATAGAATCTTTATCTGGAACAATGAAAGATGAATTTAAAAATGAATTATCTTTTTTTTGTTTAAAAGTTGGAACTGCTAAATTTATTTTACTAAAATCTATATTTTGAAAAGAATATAAATCTTTAAAAAAGCTCATTGTTGAGTTTTTAACAGATAACATAGATTTAGAAAAACTATCTAATACACCCTGCCATTTTTCAAACTTTCCAAAAACTAAACCAAAAACCGAATCTATACCCTTAGTCCAACCAATTAAATCTTCAAAGACATCATTTAAAGCTATAACACCAACTGTTATAAGTTTAAACGTTCTAGAAATTGGTAAAAAAAGAGGTAATACATAACTAAATATTACACCAAGTCCAGACATTGTTTTTGATAAAAAACCAAATTCTTTTTCTAATTTTGAAACATAATTAATTAAAGATCCAATGGGTTTTAAAACAGAACCAAAAACATCACTTAACAACATTAAGCCTTTTCCTAAAACGTTTGTTAAAATGTTTGATAAATTTCCTATAAGCTCTTTGTTTTGCAAATACCAATTCTTAAAACTAATAGTTAATTTATTAAAAACAGGCATATAAGATAAACCGATCGTGGTTCTAAGATTGTCTAATATAGTACGAAACTCAGCCCAGTTTTTAATATATTCTTTAGAATCAGCAATGTTTTTAGGCGTAAATATATTTGTTAAATTAGAAGCTTCTAATATCGATTTCTTAAAAGAATCAGATGATTGATTAAAAACATTTGCTAGTTTTTTATTTTTATCAATCATTAATGATTGTAAAGTGTTTAGTCTTAAAAGAGGATCTTTTATTTTAGAAACTTTATCTGCAAAACTAGCCATTGTCTTAGTAATCTCACTATAAGAATTACCAAATTTTTGAGATACTAACTCTAAAGCTTGTATTTTATCGGATGTTAAGCCAGTTTTTTTAGAAAGTTCATCTAAAGAATTTGCGGTTTTTGCAACGCCCAAAGCTACTCCAGATAAAACCACATTACCAAAGAAAATTCCTCTAGTAGCA